ACGTAGATAACATTACCTTGTATATTCTTTAGAAAATTCTCCAGTCTTGAAAGAGGCATCCTATTCTTCTCTAATTACAGATTCTGTCTAAGTTTATTTATTCAATGAATTATACCAGAATGAGAGAACGAATCTCTCATCACCTTCAACTTTACTAACATAATGTAGATATTGCGAATTTGAGAACACAATTAGTTTTCCAACCTCTGGCTTAACCTCAAAATTCTCAAAACAAGTGGAACCACCTGTAAAGTTATCATTCAAATATAACATTGCCGCAAACACATCTGGTTTATGAACATTGTTATCATCAATGTGTGGTTTCATGAACGTGCCAACTGGCCATCTTACCACTCCTACATAATCTAAATTAGCACTTGAGTCAAAATTCTTACAAATACTATTTACTCTGGTAACAACCTCATGATCAAGTGATGGGACTGTGGTATTTACATCTCCACCATAATAAACAGCACCATAGTTTTTCCAATCAACTGTTGTTAAGTAAGTGTCACCACCTCTACTTTCATCACCGTATGGCATTTCATTATCCTTATTTAACAAAGATAAATCAATAAACTTCTGGCACTCATCAGGAGATATAAAATTCTCCTCTATATAAATTAATTTTTTCAAGTGGTGATTGTGTTTGGTGGGCCAGCAAAACGAGGATCATTATAAGTTTTCTTATCTTCATCAACTTTGTTTGGATCAAAATTAGGATCAGGATAATCCTCCCAACTATGCCCTTCATATTCAACAATCAAAGGGTTGATATCTTTTCTCTCAGCATATACATGATAGAAACAATCAATTAGAATTTCATTAGTTAAAAAATCTTGATTCGCACCAAGTTCAATCACTACATACGAACTATTAAAACTTTCAATCACAAGATTTTGATTTTTTCCAATTGGTTGCAATTGGACTGTGATACTATTCTCATGAACTAAATCTTTCCAATAGTATGGTAATTCAATTATATTTGAACCTTTAAGTCTACCACGGCAGTAAACTGCAACCTCTGGGCCTTCAATACAAGCATAACGAAGACGATGACCTTCACCTTTTGTAGGATGAACTAAATCAAATGGTTTTGGTCTTGCATCAGCAGAACCAAATCTAGCAGCAAGTTTACCTTTGTTTCCACAATCAACTGCACCATCAAAAGTAGCATCACCTTTAACATGTAATACATCAACACCTCCACCACCAGATATCACTAATGCTTCCGCCGTTTTACCATCACCACGAATTACCATGTTACCGTCACATTGAATTGCTAGGTCTGCTTGACATGGTGGTTGTTGATCGCCAGGCAACTGTTGTGCAGAATTTGATGCTACATTTAAGACACCTTCATATCCTCCTGCTAATAAGGACATGGTAGGTTCACCAACATAAACAGGGCCATTTAATACCGCAGTTCCAGTAGGTGATTGGTCAGGTGGAAAATAAGATACATCATTTGACCCAACAATTAATTTATCTGTTTGTGTTTTAATTATTTGCATTTAACCTTCCTCTGGATTATTTAATAAGCCTGCATTCTCCTCAAGAGTTCGTGGTGTGAAAGAAACATCTTTCTTAAGAGTTTGAACTAGCACGCCAAAGTCTACATCAGAATGAGAGGCAGCTAATGAGAATCCATACTTAAGTTGAAAGAAACCTTTACTTATTATATCAACTCTATTGGTAGCGTCAACTAATATTTTTTCACCTTGAAGTCGAATGTCAGGAGCTTTTGCATTAATAATTCGATTTGCACTCAAAATAATCTGACCGTCTTGACCACCACCATTCGCTTCAAGAGTAATGTTTCTTCCTCGAAGAGTAATATTACCGTTATAACAATCAACGATAACGTCACCATTTTTACACCTTATGATTTTTGCTGGAAGTTCAGTATTATCGCCAGGTGATCTAGTTTTTAATCCTGTTCCAAGAACCTCAGTTGACATGCCTGGCGTATATAGAAGTGCTTTACCAGTTCCAGGCCCTCCCTCTGTTGCACCTTGACCTGTGTTTGAGTAAAATCCAAAGACTTGTGATTCTGCTGTATCGACTTGGAAATTTGTCATTCCCTGTATAGAATGCATTTGACCACTTCTAAAAGCATATCTTGAAAAAACTCTGGTGCTGACGTTTTTCCTATCTTTAGGTTTTCGTGATTTATGTTTTTGATTATGAGCCATTTTATTTTGTTATACAATCAATCACAGTTATGACAGCATCTTGAGACACTTGAGCGAGTTCAGCTGCGTCTTCGACCTTAGTAAACTTAAGAACTGGCAATAATCTAGCTCCACTACCTGTATCACTATTTATTAGTAATTCTGGAAGATCTGTAAATCCAAATCCACCATCAATAACTTTTGCGCCAGCGACATATCCATCTTCAATTATTAATTCAGCTGTCGCCTGACCACCTCCACCTTCAACCTTAATTGTATCACCTTCCTGATAACCAAATCCTGTATTTTGAAGAACAATATCAGATAGTGATGTAACATAAGATGTTGAACCATCATAACTTGCATTTGGATCTGGAGTTATTTCCTTCACGTTTCCATCAAGGTCTGTCTCCGTTGTATTTGGAAGATATCCTCCGCCTGGATTTGTGATTACAACATCTTCTATTGCACCATCTTTTATTTTAACAAAACCACCAGCGGTAGAACCATTCTCACAACTATCATAGAGTGAGAGTAGAGGTGGTTCTGTAAATCCAGAACCTTTACCAGCAATTGCAACACCGATTACTCTACCAAGAGCATTAATAACTGCACTTCCACTTGCACCTTGACCACCTCCTCCAAGAAAATCAACTCTTGGTGGGCCACATTTAAGAACATTAGTTCGACAATTTGGTGCAGAGGGTTTCGCATCAACCATACCATCCACACCATCCAAAAATTTATCCAAAGCACTTTTTGCTCCTACCTTTTCAAGTAAACTACCAAATTCATCAGGTGTTGCTTTTCTAATGCCATTTTTTGATGAAAATGTAGTATTCTCTGGACAGTTCGTTTGGTCACACTCTAAAATACCTGTGATTAAATCTGCAAATTGAATTGCTTTTGAAAATGTTTTACTAGGAAGTGCAATGCCACCACCTTGAATTGAGTTTAATTGATTGAATATATCTCCAAGAGCTGTATCTAAAATATTATTAATTTGTCCAAACATATCACCTAAGAAATTTTCAACACCACAAATGGGGACATCTAGAACTTGACCTAACATATTTTCTAAACTCTTCATTAAATAGTCACTTAATTGCTCCTGTATTTTTTCAAAATTGCAATATATTGTATTTGATAAAGCATTTGTAGCTTCTCCAGTAACACCCTGTAGTGGTTTTGGAACTTTATCTTTAAAAGTTGTGGATAATTTATCTAAAGTTTCTCCTATTACATAAGAACGACCACGACGAACTAACTTAGTCATCGAGTTTTGAATTCTGTTTGATGTTAATTTTAACTCTGATTGAATATCAACAACGCCACCATAAAGAGGATTAACAAAAACATCAGAGGAGTTTAATTTTTGAAAGGTCTTCATCTTTTTAGTGAATTCTTTCATAGCACTCTCTATCTTTGATATTTCATTATCCTCACATGCAGTGGAACTTTCCATTTCAAACTCTGTATTGTACTCACAGTTTTCATCAGAAATTGATTTATCATTAGATTTGCAAAAATTACCTTGCCATTGACCATCACCGCTACCATTCCCATTACCATTCCCATTACTTTCAGTTGTAGCAGACCTTTCATGATCACCAGCAGTTGCTCTAACATCTGGTGGTGTGTATGGTACAAAACAAGTTTGTTTTTTAATATCAAATTCTGAGTTCTTTAATCCATCTTTAATGAAACTTTGTTTAAATAAGGTTCCAAAAATTACTGGTTGTTGTGCATCCTTACCATCAAAGAAAAATCCAACCACAACCTCTCCACCTTGATACTCCATTGATTCACCACGACCTCCAGTGGTTGAAACGTTGGGTGGTAAAAGAACATGTGCAAGGGGTAACTCATCATCTGCCAAATCATCTTCACATCCATGATATCCCACGATGCGAACACGACAACGATGTGAATAAATTTCTTCACCATCATCAGCTTGTGTTTTTTCTAAAGCGGTATCCCACTTTCCTTTCTTTGGATCGGTGACTTGACCGATCCACCATTCCATTCCGTCCTTTCCTATAAAATTGGTTGATGGTTGATACATTTAATTAATCGTCGTATATTAGGCACTCAGGTTCATCTGGGTGATTGTCGCAAAATAATTCTAGTGCATTTGGATCATGATGATCGCCTGCTGCAATCTCTTCCTTATGATGTTCTGCATACTCTTCGAGTTCATGTAACTCTTCCTTAGCGTGTCTTCTTGCTGCTGGGTTTGCTTGTGGGTCATC